CTGAGCACAAGTCCAAATCATACTGTCTTGTGATATTTCAAGGTTAGCACCAACATTCAATCCGTGCGTTCCGATATCCATTGTCATAATACCAGTTGTTGGTTCGTATGTAGCACTTGTAGCTGTGTAACTAGTACCACCACCCATTCCTGGATGACTATAACATACACTGTAAAGTTTGTTACTTGTTGGAGCCGCTCCTACAATCCAAACTTCTCTGTTGGTTGCGGCATTAAATCCAGAGGCGTATGCGGCTAAATCAGCTACTTTGGCACCATCTAAGTAGTATTCAACTGCACTTCCTGTTAGTCCTGTTATAGCATCTTTAACTGGATTAAATTCTGTTCCACCATTATGAATGCCGTCTTGTGTTTCACTAAAGTACAGTGGGTGTCCATCATTACTGTCATCGTTCTGTTCAAAGATATACAGTCTATGTAGTGTATCCATTTTATGTGAACCAAGTAGTTCCCCATCAAACACATATTGATTTCCAAGTCCGTGTCCTGCATCAACTACTGATACTTTAACTGTTTTACCTGTATAACCTTTTCTTGTATTGTTTACAACTAATCTGTGATTAGCCGCTGGCTGAATGTTTGTTTGAATATTTGCAATTTCCGATGTAGTTGCACCGTAATGTATCATTGTTCCACTTGTAAATAATGTACCTGTAATAAGTCTACTTGCTGTACCGCCACTTACATAAGCACCAAATCCAGTACCATCTAATGAAGTTGTTACGCCAGCATCACTGAACAATTCAATTGTGTTCGCTGTTACATTATTTGCATAGTATGTATTGTTGTTAAGTTCTGTCATACCAACTACGCCAGTAATATTTTTTACTTCCTGTCCGTTACTATATCCGTGTCCTGTTATTGTTAAGATAACTGGATTACTTCTAGTAGCATCAGCAATTACTTCTGTTACTGTACTCCACCCATTAATTGCACTACTATCAAAATAATTTGTTAAGTCTGGGTTTGTACAAACTTTAAAACTTGTTGAATCAACAACATCAACATACCAAGTTCTATTGTACATGCTAGCTGTGCCATGACTACCTAATGTCTTTGCCCAATCATTTGGCAGTACGTCTTTAAATGCCATCATATCACCGTCTGCAAAGCCGTGTGCTCCGCCTAGTGTTGCTGTACCGTCACTGGTGTATGCTGTAAATCCACTACTGTCTGTTCCATCTAGTGTAAATGTGTCTGCATCTACTACTGTAATTGTATAACTGTTACCATTAAGTTCTGTCATTCCAACTACGCCTGCAAAACTAATTGACTGCCCTGTTGCAAATCCATGAGCTGTAGCTGTTACACTTGCTGGGTTAGCTTGTGTTACTGCTGACACCGTTGCATCTTTTGCAGTAGTAATGGTCATGTTTGGTTCAATGCTTACCGCTGTTGCTGGTTTGTTTGTAGTTGTTGTACCATGAGTAACTTTATCTCCCACAGTAAACCCGTCAGTAGTATTAAGTGATGCTCTAGTATAAGTTAGTGTATCACCATAGATATATCCATCTGCGGCTACTTCGTTTGTATCATATCCAGCACTCAACGCACCATACATACCATAACTGTTGTTTCCGTTCAATGCACGAATCTTACCGCCGCCTGTTGTTGCGTATCCGTAATCACAGTAGTAAGTAAAGCAAGAAACAATCTCGCTCAATCCGTTGTTGCTTACCCAAAAGCCAATACCGCCATCATGCACTTGTGTAAATGTGTGAAACACCATACTACCCGCTGTGCCTGAGGCAACAACCGATCCATCAACAATAGCACCTACGCCTCCAGTTGAGAACGCACTTGATTCTTTGATGTAAGGTGATTTAAGTATTGTAGAACCTGGTTCTAATCTAAAATAGCAACCTTTTACTGTACTAGTTAGTGGATCTCCAGGAGTGCCAAGACTAAATCCTGTTAAGCCTTTTAAAATTACACCCTCAATCATTGTACCTGTGTTCACATAAAACATAGTTTCTTCTGCGTTAGGTACACCGTTGTCTCCATTACCAGCCGCTGGCTGAATGATACAGTTACGCTGTCCATCACCAACAATAGTAACATTTGGTGGAATATGTATCGGAAGCACTTCACTATAAGTTCCGTCTTTGATAAAAATTGTAGCTGGTGTTCTGTTTGCTACGTCTGCATTAATATAATCACATGCATATCTAACACTAGCAAACGCATAGTCAATAGCCGCACCGTGATTTACATCATCAGCACTACTAGTTGAGTCTTCACTTACATAGAAAATTTTGTCATTTTCACCACTAAACTGCCAACTGTATGTTGAACCATCTGGTGTTTGTAGATACTTACCAGCATTACCTGCTGTATTTGGAAGCACATAACTAGCACCTGCAACAAATTCATCCCAATAATTATTTGTGTTCAAATCAATAAAGAAGTCTGCGCCGGCTGTATGATCTATTTTTGCAATATATGTACTCACACTGTTTTTAACAATATCGTCTTTTTTATAGTCGACGCCAATTGTCCATATGCCCATATAGCGTACACCGCTATTAAATTTTTGCCATTTATTTGCGGCTAAATCTGTTGCAAATACACCTGAAGTGTGTCCTTCTAAAACAACATATGTGTTACCTCCATATGCAACAATATCATTAATTGCATAGTCGGTTGCTGTAGCCCAATCGCCTCTGGTTCTCACACCAGTACTGAACACTTCCCATTCTGTTGTGTTAGTGTCAGGTTGTGTATTTACATTGTCAACTTTTGCTCTATAAACATTTCCGCCATAGCGTACTGTTTGACCAACTCTGTAGTTAGAACTAGTATTCCATTCGCCTTGATAATCATTACCTGTGCTAAAAATTTCAAAGTATGCAAGGTTTGTTGGTAAATTACCTAATGATGTTTGTGTACATCTGTAAATGTTTGCACCGTATGCTACTAAATCTCCTGGTTGATATGTAGAGGCTGAGTTGTATACACCTTCAGCACTAATACCTTCAACAAATTTGTCCCAGTTGTTTGTATCTGTTGGCGCATTACCTGTTGTATCTTGTTTTGCAATATAGACCTGAGACCCGTATTTTACAAGGTCATTCTTTTGATATGCAGTTGCAATGTTGAAGTCACCTTCCCATTGAATACCGTCTGCAAATTGACTCCAGTATGTTGGATTCGGAGGAGTGTTTCCTTGTGTATCTAATACACAAATATATACTTTACCACCGTGTGTAACACCATCGCCTACACGATATTGCGTTGCCGCGTCATATTCAGATCTAAACTTGAAGCCTTCGATCATTAATGTCCAATATGCGTTATTAGTAGGAATGTTTCCTGTACTCTTAACCACATTGGCATATACATAAACATTACCGCCGTACTTGACGATATCATTCATTTCATATTCTGTTGCGGCATCATAGGTGCCTGCAAAGTGAAATCTAAGTTTTCCGAGGTCTATAATCGTAGCCATTTATTGCGTCCTGTCTTTAAATTTACTAAATGTATTTATGCCAGTCCTCATGATAAAAACTTCATCCTTAAATGACCTGAACTATCGATATCAAACTCGATAGCATCAATACTCCAAAAGTGTTGAACATATGCATTTGCATCCGTTATCTCTGGATAAATGGTATCAGGTATTACAATAGGATCTTCATCATTGGCATCAATGATTTCTATTTGTAAATCTCCAGTTGACCCATCGAATCTAAAACCATAAAATGTTTTATCACCATATTGTGTTCCTGTATATATACCGCCTGTACTATCTGTTCTTGAATTATTCATTGTCATTTTATAACGCCTGGTCTAATAAGCTGACTGTTACAGTAAAAGCACTCGCTCTGTCTGCTTTAACTTTTAAGGCATCTCCATTTAGTAAGTATATTTTATTTTGAGATACCAAGTCCACTGTTTCATTAGGAAAAAGCTTCAACTTGTGAGCAACATGTGTCACAGTTGTATCTGCATGTACTATTTCTAATGTAATAGGTAATGCACTGCCTTCGACATTAGTAACATATGCACTATGTAAAAAGTGTTGTCCAGCACCACAAGTAACTAAAGTTGTACCTGTAGTAGTGTTAATAGTTGATGTTTTATATGTCGTAAATGCTGGCATGTTCTTCCTTGTATGTTATAGTTATTTATTAAAAATCTAACAAGGCAAACAACCCACTTCCACCGCCGCCTCCACCGCTTACGGTGCCTGGTTCGAATCTACTATTTGCTAAACTATATACTAAAACTTGTCCGTCTGCAACTCCAGTAGTATCAACATCATTGAGATCTCCTACATTTTTCGCCGCAAATGATGTATCAAATTCTGCTTGACTGAAGCTATCTCCAGGTACAAATTTGGCGCCATCCCACACAATAGTTTGCCCAGTTGTAGGAGCATTTGTAGTTGTATCAACGTCTGTGAGGTCATCTATGCTCATACCTTCGATGGTTGCAAACAAAGATTTATTCATTGTCCAGCGGTCATTGGCGGCGTCATATGTAAATGTTGCTGTTCCGTCAACACCTAAGTCTGCTGTTAATCCTGCTCCATCTGACGATGCCGCATTTGGGGATCCTGAAGCTATAGTGATGTTTTTATCATCTACATCTAGTGTTGTACTGTTAATTGTAGTTGTAGTGCCATCTACTTGCAAGTTACCTTTAACTTGTAATAGACCTGTGTTATCACCTATGCCAGCTGGGTCAATAATAAATGTACTCGGACCTCTGAGTTCACCTGTTAGTGTAATATTGTTGGAAATTTCTGTATCACCAGTACTTGGATCGTGATCAACATTTCCTGCAAAACTACCTAGTTCAAAATTCTTACTTGTGGGCATTATCCTGCTCCTGGTTCAGTGGGCCATGTTACATCATCTAAACTAGTTGCTGATTCTGTAATATCTCTGAGTGCTTGTCTATATGTCTTCCAATCATCAGCCATTGTAACGTCACTGTTAGCCATCCAGTCGCTTGTAGCAATTCTACGATTGCGTTCTTCTCTCAATAAACGCATAGGTTCTGCGGCTAGAAGTTCATCTGCTTTTGCTTTTACATCTTCCCAAGTACAACCCCAATCACTTTCTGCTGTGCTTTCTATTGCTGTACCATTAGCGTCTGCACCTGTTACTTTGGCATACATACTGGCAAATTCTTCTTTGCTTGTGGGTTTTCCTCTTAAGACCCATTCTGTAATGCCTAGTTCAGTTAATGCTTGTGCTATATCTGTCATTCGTATATTCCTTTGATACCAATATTTATCCGATTAAGTAAACGGATAATGCACTGTACCTGTCAGTTGCATCTGTGTTTCTATGAAATCCTCTAGCACCGCCAGAAGCGTTTATTATTCTACAAGCATCATTTGCATTTAACTGTAATGCCATATGAAGATTAACAAATCTGTT